AAAAAGCCTGGTGCGCTACGAAAAGAAGGTGCAATATCTGCGCTCAGATTCGTCTTGAAGCACCTTTCAGGAGTGGATGCTTGATGGCTAGAATTGAGAAGTGCATAGGATGCACAAGGCCAATTTCACAACAAACGGGTCATGGCCGACCTTCTCCCGATCCATTGAGGTGTAAGACCTGCTTTGAGGTCGGAGACTTGATCGGAGGTGGGCGAAATGACTACTGAATTCAAACTCAACAACAATATCAGATCCAAATTGCGAAGGAGAGAAGCATGGGAGCAGCACAGAAAGGATGGTTGCTCATGTGGTGGCTTCAAGCGATACGAACTGCACAAGTGCTTCCGACCTGGAGGAAATGCCTGTAAGAGAAGGAGAGGGAGGCAGTTAGATGGATGAGATGCATGACGATTTTGATTTCTTAGGTCGGGAAGGTCTGATTGATTTTGACAAAGTAATGGAGGAGGAGTGAGGTGCCTGGGCCGATCACTACTACATTCACCAAGAGACCAAGAGCAAAGCGAGCCAGGATGGTTTGGTCGGGAGCGCAACACGCTTTTGGAAAACCACCATACTCAGTAAGGATGAATCCAGGTGTATGGTACGAGGGCAACAGGACGACTCAATGGACTATTTGCAAACAAGATCAGGATCCGAATCCAATCATAATTCACGCACCTGCAAAGGATGCATACTCTCAGCTCGTTAGGATGACCCTCGCATGAATAAGGAAATTCCTGCTACAGATTGGCTAGTCACTATTCGATTACCAAGTGGTCACGACAAAGGCGTTGAACATTTGTTCCTGGAGGAAGGTCGTTTTCGCAATCGGGGTTTTGATTTTCCAACAAGTTTCTTTGTCAAAGATACGAAGAGTTATCGGCGTTGGCACATTGATTTCAATGATGATCTGGGCTTTACTTCTGAGGATGCCATAGATGATTGGATAGCAGAAACCATACCCGATGGACTATCTTGGGAACGGACGGAAGGTCATTCCTGGAAAATACCCCCGTGTGAGGATTTCTAAGTGAGAGTGTTCATAGCATAAATCACCTACGACAAGGCCAATGACCGACTACAAGCAGAAGGCATACTCCCGTGAGAGGACTTTCAGATTACTCTCTCACCCCTGGTTTGAGATGATCACAGAAATAAGAGCTGAGAGAGCGGCATTGTTAGAAGCACCTGAGTTTGACAACATGGCAGGTGTTGAGAAGGCAGAACGCCTGGATGTGGTTGATAGTAGGCTCAAGACCGCCCAGGAGTGGGTAAATCACTACGAACACGACAGGATCATTGGAGCAGGTTTCCGTATGAGGAAATGGCTGCGTGTGGCTAAGACTCTATCCGATTCCGAATTGGGATTAACAGGGGAATGAATATGATTAACGAAGATGAAGTGGAATGGGCTTTACGCCTATGGAATAGCCTCGTAGTAGGAGATGAAAATGATCCGATAGGAACTGGCGGATCCTGGAAATTAGAAGGAGTCGGCAAATACATTCGAACCGGAATCAAAGAATTGACCTTAATTGAGATTCACCTGGATCGGCATATTCCTAACCAGGAAGGCAGGAGTTTGTTTGACGAGCATGACTACATAGTCACATTAGCCAGAGAGATTGGTTGGAATGTCAAGACTGATGTTCAAAAGGCGTTCTCCGACAATGAAGAATTTAGCATCCCAGAAGATCGCATAGGCGATGTCATGATCTGTTCCCATAAGTGTGGAACAATTGCGAGGATTGAACCCCTGGATCAGGGAATCATTTACTACAAGCTAGATGGCGGTTTATGCCCTATCTGCGGAGAGCCTGGGTTTGACGACCCCGATTGGAAAGATGTTCATGTCGTAATTGACTCTCGCGGGGCGACCTTGAAGGTGCAGAAACAGGAGGAGGAGTAGGATGGAGATATTAGTTAGCGAAGTCATGATTGATGGGATTAAGTGGAATGTAGAGTATGACGAGGAGTATGCTTCTGGCTTCAAATTATGGAAATTTGGAGCGACAGGAGGATCTGCCCGTTGGATGGAAATGAAAGCAAAGAAGTACAGTCCTATCAAATCCCAAAGGGAGGAGTGGAAGGAGTACATAGCCGATGTTAAGAGGAAGGCACAAACACGACTCGTCCTGGTTCAGCAACTCGTTGAAACTGCAAAGCAATTGTCCGAGGAGGACATCATCCTCAAAAGCGATGAAGAGGAGTGAATGTGGCACGATCTCATGAGTACAATAACAAGATGCATGATGAAATTGATACATCGTGTCATTTAGGCGAATGCCTCCATGTGGTGACATCTAATGCATTCAATACCAGGGTTCTCAATCTTAGGATGTACCGTGTTCAGCCTTCAAAGACTGGTCACACGGGCTATACTAAAATTGGTTTCTTCCTATCCAGGGATGAAGCTAGACGACTCCGCGATTCTCTTTCAGAAGTAATTGAGGATGAAAATGCTTGGGATACTGATGTTCGTGAACCAATAGAAGGTGATATTTGATGCCAAAATGGGAAACTTACGATGATTTCATGTACGAACATTTGGTTTTGGCACAGCAAATTTGTGATCGGGCCATTGTGAAATCGGATCCGAAAAAGGTTGCATTGAAGGCTACGATGTTATGGGAACTCGTGAAGGATTTTGCACCCAGGAGCTATCAGACTCTTGTTTTCGATTGCTGCTATATTGTTGGTAATGCTACGGGGAACAAGGTTTCTGTTCCATTCCTTCAAAACATATCTGCCGACCTATTAGATGGTAGAAGGGTCAAAGCAATGGCGAGAACTGAGAAAGGACATTGGTATCTATCGGAGGAAGGCAAAGAAGCCATCATGAAGGTATTTGGAAATGATGAGGTACTGTATAACGATGCGGTCAATCAATGGACTACTGATGAATACCAACAAGGCGAAAAGACCGATCATTGGTGTGAGATGTGTGCTGTGAGGATGGAATCTGGTGAAACTAGAAAGGACATCCTGGTTGAAGCGGCCATGAAATGGGGCTTAACGAACAACAGTAGCTCCCATGATGAAATTCCGATCAGACCAATACTGATTTGCCCAGGTTGTAGAAAATGGGAATGGGATGTAGATACTGAAAATTAGGTGATGTCGTGCTATCCTATCGATCTCTTGCAGAATCCTGGCGAGTCATGGCTACTTACAAATTAAGGAATAGGAGTGAAATCGTTGCAAATAACATTCGTGCTGCAGCCGATGATCCCTGGACTGTTGTTTCTTTCTTCTATCCTCGAAGTCTATCTTCAAACAGATTGAGCGATGAGGATTTTCGTGAAATTTACTTTCTTTTGACAGATGCTTATCCTAGTGAAATAACATCGGATGCAGATCCCATCAACCAATTGACCCTTCTTTCTGAAACTGAAATCACAAGTGGTTCAGCAAAGAGTGTGACAGACCGAATTTCAAAGATTCTTGATAGTGATGACAACGAAGTTAGGTCTTGGTTGATTAGGCCGCTTTTTGCAAGAATCAATGCCCGTGATCTCCATCCTCTTTTCATGCGATTGAGTGTCCGTTCAGCTCCAGTAAGAAGGAGGGATGTCATATCTGCTCTCGCTTTGTCTTACGAACAACCGTATCATCATGTGAGAACATCCGTCAATCTCCTGGGCTTGAGGAACACATTGAATGATCTTGCTTTGTCCTCTTTTGATTACACCCAGATCAGGCCAATGGTTGGCGAAGCAATGGTGATTCCTACTCCTACTCTGGTTGAATCTTCAAATGTAGTGGCATTCACCAAATGTCTGCTTGAAACTGTTGAAGGAGCATGGGTTTCAATACATGGAAAAGAAAATTCCACTACAGGATTTACCGCATCTGGGAATGAATTGCCTGATGACGATGATTGGATTCACAATTGGGCGAAAGCAATTGATCTGCCAAACGGAATCTACCTATGTGATTATGCAGAAATGCGAGACAATCCTTTGTTGCTAATTGATTGGTTGGATCCAACAGACCCACAGATGACCTTTGCAAAGAGGAGGGAAAGATTCCAGGGGATGCCTGAATGGGCGATTAAACCGATGGTCGCCCTGGAAAGACCATATCACAGTGAGAAGTACCAAGAAACAGGACATCCGTTCTTGATTCGCAATGCTCGTGGCATTCTTACATATCAGAATACAGTAGAAGAAGTCGTCTTACTCAATCCTGTTTCTAAATACAGAACCATGAGGGTTCTTTCGGGCAGGGTGCATCAGAATCTAGCTCAAGGCGATCAGATGTTTGTTCTATGGAAACTTGGTGTCCGAGATGGTTATGATTACTTCCCAATTGTGGAAATGCACTCAGGAGACCTGGCAGACAAAGACTTTGCACGATTTTGTTCGCCCTGGAAATGGATTCCAGGTGAAGCAATCAAACTCGAAACTCCCTTGTTTGTGAAAGTGGATGTCATGACATCTGGGTGGGGAGAGATAGGGGCTTATGTCAATGGAAAAATAATTGAGTTTGACGAAGGAGCAGGGATTGCAGATACGATGGGTGTTGAGGAGATAGGATATGTCGGGGATTCTCAATCAGGATGATCGGGACATCATAATCCTGGCTTCACTTATTCGGGCAAAGATTCGTTGTGAAAGAACCAGGGAACGAAAGTGTGGATACATCATTAGACCCGAATTGAATCTAAATGAAATGAAGGATGGAGTGGGCCGAGCACTCAAAAGTCACAATATACCGATCAGACTGACTTATTCCGAACCCACCGAGATCACAAAGATTCTGAATGTAATCAATGGTCTGGAGGATCTTTCACAGACAACTAAGGATATATTCCTGGTCAAGGAACTCAATGGAATCCTCAAACAACCACGAACACATCAAGAGGTGGAAAAGGCCCTTTCCCTCATAAACAAGTGTGAGAGTGTTCATAACCCCAGACTATCCCCCGAGAAACCCAATATAGGAGATGAGTGAAAATATGGCTGATGTGTTAAAGAGATTGAGTGATGAGAATGGATGGACTCCACAAGAGACCATCAAGAATTTAGATGAATGGTGGAAGGAATTTGACAAAGTATCCTATGATAGGTACAAGGGCGACTTCTCACAGATTGAAGATGAGAGTGAGCAGGAGTGGATCCTTAGCGGCTTTGAAACCACATGGAGGAGGAGAGGGACAGCTAGTGGCCCTGGAGAGAGATACCTGGGATTCATCATTGGATTTAACGGAACTCAAGACTTGATGGGAAGGCAGAGGGAGAAGGCCATTGAGGCCATAGAGATTCATGGCATAGATACTGTTCTCAAGAACGGGATTCAGCCTTACGCTAACAGAGATACTGTAGTTAGGATCGGACGAGCAGGATATGTAGATGGGGCATGGCGTGTTTTTGATGCTCAGGACAATCAGATACACATTGATGAGGGTGAAGAATCAGATCT